TATGAATCTGTATCTTGCAAAATAAATCTGCAGATACTTTCCACATCTTCTATCTGTTAGCACTCTCGTATAAATCCAAGGTTGATTCGGCAAAAGTCCTCTTTCCAATACAATCTTTCCATTGTACCCGAGCTTCAGCCTTCCTTGCATCAGTAGCTCACTTATTGGTCCTAACATGTCAGCCACACATAAATCCTCATATAATGCCATTTCTTGGTCTCCTTTAAAGTGGTCAAGGAGTCGAAGCCGGAGACCCTATCACTTCTAACTCCGACTCCCCAACCACATCTTGGCGTTTCAAAATTTGAAACGCATCAGTTATAGATCATCTGCTGAAGCTGTACCGATGGATGAAAACTATTTAATCACATTTACCAAATCCTCCCCCGTCCAAGAAGGGAGAGACCTTTAGGAGATCTCTCCCAGTTAGCCAATCGTTTAATCCGCTGTATATGCCAAGTCGCACAGTACGCCCTGGCTGTTACGTCTCTTGCACCCGAGCTCAGCATACCGATAAAGCGTAGCCTCGTATGCGTCATAGCCAGAGATAACTCTCAGAATCCCCCCACCACTGTCTGACATCCAGTCGTAATCAGACATACGATAAATCTGGAGATCCTTCAATGTAAGAAAATACATTTCTCCGTCTATGGCATCGTTGTCTACCATCAGCGGAATGCCGTTATAGTCCAGTGCTGTCCAGCCACCATCGAGAGTCATACTATTAACTGTCCTTCGATCCGCTTGACAAAGTGCAAGATATTCTCTACGAATTGCTCTCGTAGTAATAATCATATCTGGACCATAGCCAACACCAGCTTTCTTCTCAACCTTGTCAAATGCTTGCTGCATAAGATCAAGTGTAAGAGCCCTTTGCCCAGCATATCGTCCACTGGCATGAGCAAGCACCGTAGCTTTCCACCAATTATAAGTACTCACATCGATACCTTGCAAAGGATCAGCATCTGCCAGACCGCTATTCGTACCATCTGTTGCTGCAATATCGTCAAGATTCTGATCAGTTACAATTCCACGAATACCTACCATTTCAAGCCGACCATGACCAGCAGCGCTCGTGATAGCCGTAGTCCTTGCGCTTCCAGGCCGAACATAGAACGTAGCTGCGGCCTCAGTTACATCGGGATCAGTAACAGTAATAGTATCATAAGTCGAGCCCTCTGTAATTGCACTTACAGCAATATTCGTAGTATCTACGGTAATAATCCCAGAAGAACCACTCAGAGCACTCGGTACAACCGGAACAGCACTTGTCATTTCCTCGAGATACTTTGCTCCAAACGTGCTTCCGAAGCCGTCTCCACCGACACTATTACCATAGTACTTTTTCTGCAGGGTATAGCTCGTTGCACTCTCTGTGCTTCTCCACCTCGCTAATGTCCCATAGCCGCATCCCCAGAGCTGCCGATTAACCTCCTTCATTGAGTCTCGAGTAATCCCAGAGACTTCATTATCGACAGCCTTTGCCCAGGCACCTCTTTGGTCCCTTGTTGCTGCAATCGTAGGACCTGAGAGCGTAATAGTTGCATAGTTGTACTTCACGTTGACAGTACATTGTTTATACTTCTGGTAATCTGCATCCGGCAGTGCTCCACCATCTGCCCGAGCTCCAACAGCATTACTCCGACCATAATGCAGATCAATCTTTGCCTCTTTGCCAAAGACATCTTCCTCGTTGACATCAATCTTGTCAGCAAGAATCATGTCATGATTAAGCTGCTCCTGTACCGCAGGCAAAAAGAAGGTCTTCATTGCCTCTTGGTAGTTACTCAGGATCGCAGCAGTTGCTCCTGTATAAGCCATTTCCTATTATCCTCCTGTAGATTCCAACAGTTGCTTTCGGCGCATCCACTCCTGAAATGCTGCCCCAGGAGTAGCAGTGTCTTTCCCTTTCTTAAAAGACACTCTCTTACCTCCGAGCACTCCAGCACTAATCGCCTTAGCATCCTGTTCCTTTAATGCATTTCTCTCGTTCCATTGTTTCAAGTCAACCCCGAGCTCTTTAGCAAGCTCCTCTTTCATCTTCTGCTTCGAGCTCTTCTTCCCCTCTGCCATCTCTTTTGCATGATCCCAGATATTTTTGCTCCTATCCATTCTGGTACGGGCAAAGAGTCTTGCAACGTCTTCGGCGTCGAGCTCAGGATGTTTGCTCATCAGATCTCCTTCGACCTTCATTCTCACGAGCCTCGCATTGTCTTCTTCGAGCAATCGAAGTCTCTCAGCCATAGGATTCAGGGCTTTTTCAACAATCCCTAAGAACCTATCCTCTGAGATCTCCTTGCCTTCAGTAAAACCCTGCGGAGGCTCTGTATAAAGTGGAGTTTCTGTTTTTGCTTTTCCACCCTTTTCTCCGACTAAAACATTGCCTTCCTTGTCGAGTACACCCATCTCGACTAATTCATGAATCCTACTAAATGCTCCATCAGCTTGCTCCATTAGATCCTTCGGATCAATCCCGTACTTCTCGGCCATTTTCAGAACCGATGCAAGCTTTTGTCCTTGTTGCGTTACACTTGCTTGTTCTTTTAAAAGTGACACAGCATCTTGAGCTGTTACCTGTCGCTTTTCTCCATCAAGTTCTACCTCTAATGCCGCAGGCGCCTTGCCCTCTTCAGAGCTGCCTTCTGCCTTTTGTTCTTCGGTCATCTTGAGCCTCCTTTTCATCTTTACTTACCGTTTCAAATTTTGAAACGCCAGAGTCAAAATACATAGATTCTAAACCTCCGTATGCTCGCCAGTAGTCTACCATCCTTGGAAGAGCAACATTGAACTCTGCACGATTAAACGTCGCTGCGAGAATCCTCATTGCTCCAATAGACGACAGACTTCCTTGTGGAGCTGAAGCCAGTACAAGGGCTCTGTGCTCGTTCCATGCTTCTTTTGCTTCGAGTAGCTTTGCTACAAAGTTGTTCCAGGTTTCTATCTGAGTTTTCATTTAGGGCCTCCTTTTGATTGTGTCTGCGTAGCAAGCATCTCAGCTTGTTGCTGGCTGAGAAACTCTTGATGCACTATTTTATGGGCCAAGAAAAGTTGCTCGATATAATTAAATTTATCTGGGTCATCTAATTTTAGCTTTTGATGTTCCATAGACTTTTCATAATTGTTATGCTCCAGAATATGCAAAGCGTGATTGTCGTAAGAATTTATAAGACTCTTAGGATCAGCTTGACCACTTGATAGGAGCATATTTTCATATCGAGCATAAGCTTCATCAAGTCTCGTGGTACTGTAGATGTCTTTGACTATGGCGTCATCGAGCATATTCATAACGTGTCGTCTGACCTCAGGGTCCATAGGATCTCCGTAGAGACCTTTCTCGAAGCGCTCCATTACTTGAGCAGATCGGGCAGCTCGGCTTTCTGGCAAAGAGCTTTGTTTTTTAACTAAGACGTCTGTATTACCTCTCAAGTCTGCACCCTTAAAGGCAAAGATCTCGAACTCGCCTTCTCGGCCAACGATCTTGAGCATACGCTCATCTTTATATCCAGCTTGAATGCGCTTCAAGACTCGAGACATAGTAGATTCAAGGGATTCCTCAAAAACTGCATGAGCAGGGATATTACCATGAGCATCCTGTTCACGCAAAAGCGAGACCATTTCACCTGAACGAATATCGCTCCTGTTTGTACCTCGTGTTACTTCGTGTTGCGAGAAAAGATCCTCGATAGCTCAATAGGTGAGCTCCATTATGAGTGGATATGTCTGCGGGAGGCCTTTGAGATCCATGTGCTCGGGTTTATGACCATAAACAGGAGTATATTCAATCCACTCACCGTGAGTGTCATCTGGCAGAGCCGCCATATTTGCACCTCTGGGAGTAAGTCCCTTGCCCTTAGCCATTACACGATTGTACTCATCAATAGAACTAAGAGTTCTATTCCATGTACGCTGTAAGCCAATAGCTTGACTTAGCGTGGCTGTACCCCAGAAGACTCCAGGAATATCAATGTCCTTAAAAAACTCAATGCTATAATCTGGAAATGGATAGTCGCTCTTGGTAAGAATCTTACCATTAGCAGCAGCAATAAAAAGCCCTCTTGTATGTGTGCTATTAGGCTTTTCATAGTAATTTATCTCCAATGCTCCTGGGACTTTCGTAGCTGCTGCCGAGCCCGTTGTTCCAAGACCAAGAAGACCACTAAGATCTACGCTTGGGGTTCCATATCTCTCAGCCTGAACTTCTTTAGCATCTGTACCATAGACATCTGCGAGCTCTTCGAGTGTTCTGTGCTTCATCTTAATGAGCCACGGGAATGCTTGATGATTGTCATCCCCGACAGTAGCATAAGGCACAAGAATATCGAAAGGGCTCCAGACAGAGCACTCAGCATCTCCGGTATAGATAGCTTTTCCAGTTTTAGGGTCCAATTCTACTTGCCCAAGCTTTGCATTCCATCTGTCATCAAGTCCTGCTGTCCCTGTAGCAAAGACCCATCCAGCAAGTAATCTGAGCTTCTTTTGCATCTTA